AAACGCCAATGGTTGGTGTAAGGCTTACGCAAAGAGGTAATTTATGGCTAATCGATCTGATTTTTATAACGCTAAACTTCCACGCAGCATCAAGCGCATGCTTATTATGGGTCAAGTTTATGGTTTCACTGGTAATGAACACACGCGTGGAGCAATTAAAAAAAGTTTTATTGAAGCCCATGCAAACCATATAAGTTTCAAATTGAAACGTCAGCAAGCTGATACATCTGATTCAGCATGAATTCATTAAGCGAATTGCGAGATCTTTTTAAGGAAAAAAATATTGCGATAAAAGAATTCAATGGTTGGTCATTAAAAATTGGCAACGATACTTGGACGTTGATAAACGATATATTCTATATAAATGGTACACCAATAAATTTAAAAAATAAAAACATCATAGAAAATTATGTGAGGGAAAATAATTATGTCAGAAATCAAAGCACTCAAACTCGTAAGTGGCGAGGAATTAGCAGTAGAAATTACAGAGGAAAATGAAACCTCAATCACATTTAAAAATCCAGTAGCATGTCTTCTTCAGCGATCACAACAGACAGGTGGCGCTGCTCTTGGTTTTATGCCTTGGATGCATTCATCAACTGGTCCATTTACTGTAGACAAGAAAAATATTCTTTGTATGGCAGAAGTTGCTGATGAGGTGAAAAGCGGGTATAATCAGATCTTCGGGTCAGGAATTGTAGTTCCACCAAAGCAATTGATTACAGGGTAATATGTCCGATTTTTATACGAACGTCGCAGTTTCTGGTAAATATATCCTACTGCGAAGTATCGAGAATGGAAAGAGGGTCAGGCGAAAGATAGAGTATCGCCCGACCTTTTTTCTTTTGTCACCAGAGAAATCAGAATTTAAAACCTTATCAGGTGAATCAGTAAAGACAATCCAGCCTGGAACAATTTCTGAGTGTCGAGAGTTCATCGAGAAATATAAAAATGTAGATAATTTCCCAGTCTTTGGAAATAATCGTTATGAGTACGCATATATTGCAGATGAGTATCCTGAAGACATTCTTTGGGATGTTAGCAAAATACTTACTGCATATATCGATATCGAGGTTGGATCTGAGAATGGATTTCCTGATCCAAGAAATGCCAATGAAGAAATCACTGCGATCACAATCAAGATAAAAGGTAATTATTTTGTTTTTGGTATCGGTGATTACACCAAACATCGCGAAGATGTACACTATGCAAAGTGTAAAGATGAATTTGATCTTATCAAACGATTCATGGACCTATGGATGAGATTTTATCCTGATGTCATCTCAGGATGGAATATCAAGTTCTTTGATATTCCTTATCTTGTAAATCGTATAACGAAATTGTTCGGTGAGGTAGAAGCCAAAAAACTATCTCCTTGGAATCGATTATCGGCTCGTGAAGCGTATGTGATGAATCGCGAGCATCAGGTGTATGAACTTGACGGTGTGGCAACTTTAGATTACATCGAACTCTATCGAAAATTTACTTATTCACAACAAGAATCTTATCGTCTTGATCATATTGCTCACATTGAATTGAATGAGAAAAAATTAGATTATTCAGAGTTTGAAACACTGCACCAACTATACAAATATGACTATCAAAAGTTCATACAATACAACATCAAAGACGTTGAACTTGTAGAAAAACTCGAAGATAAAATGAAGCTGATTGAGTTGGCGTTGACTCTTGCATATGACAATCGTGTAAATTATGATGATGTGTTCACTCAAGTTCGTATGTGGGATTCAATTGTTTACAATCATTTAAAGAAAAAGAATATTGTAATCCCACAAATTAAATCAGGTGAAAAGAAAACACAGTTCGAAGGCGCATACGTTAAGGATCCGATTCTTGGTATGCATAAATGGGTTGTCTCTTTCGATCTAAACAGTTTGTATCCACACCTGATTATGCAATATAACATTTCAATGGAAACATTGATTGAGCCAACAAAACACTCTATTGAAATGCGTAACACAGTTCGTGAGGGCAAGGTAAGTGTTGAAAATATGCTTCATCATCAGGTTCGTTTAGATTACCTGAAGAATGTTGGTGTTACAATTACTCCTAACTGCCAGTTCTTCAATGTCAAAAAGCAAGGATTGCTGCCAGAGATCATGGATAGTATGTACAATGATCGTATACGATATAAAAAAATGGCTCTTGATGCAAAGAAGAAAATTGAAACCGTGCTTGAAGACAAGAATCAAGTTGAGTATCTTGAAAAACAAGTTGCTCGTTATAACAATCTACAGTTAGCGAAAAAGGTTACACTAAACTCTGCTTACGGTGCGCTTGGTAATCAATACTTTCGCTTCTTTGACACTCGCATCGCAGAGGGTATTACAACAGCAGGTCAGTTATCGATTCGTTGGATTGAAAAAAAGATCAACGAATATATGAATGAATTACTTAAAACTCAAGAAATTGATTATGTCATTGCTTCAGATACGGATTCAATTTATATTAACATGGGTCCATTAGTCGAAAAACTTTATCCAAATGTATCCGATACAAAGAAAATTATTAAGTTTATGGATAAAGTTTGTAATCAAAAGTTTCAGCCATTTATAGATAAATCATACCAAGATCTTGCTGAATACATTAATGCATACCAGCAACGTATGGAGATGAAGCGCGAGTCATTAGCAGATAAAGCAATCTGGACTGCAAAGAAACGATATATTTTAAATGTCTATGATAGTGAGGGTGTTGCATACGCTAAACCTAAACTTAAGATCATGGGTCTTGAAGCAGTCAAGTCATCGACTCCGAGTGCATGTAGAACTAAGATTAAAGAAGCCATTGATATCATTATGACAAAAACTCAAGATGACTTACATAAGTTCATTGAGAAATTTCGCCATGAATTCAAAACATTGCCAATTGACATGATTGCTTTTCCTAGAAGCGTAAATGGATTATCAGAGTATGCTGATCCTGCAGGTATTTTTAAAAAAGGCACACCAATTCACGTTAAAGGTGCGCTTGTATTCAACCATTTCTTACATGCATATAAGTTGACCAAACGATACCAACTTATTCAAGAGGGCGAAAAAATTAAATTTATCTATCTAAAGCAACCAAATTCTTTTAATAATAACACTCTTGCATTTATATCTGAAATACCGAAACAATTTGATGCAGGTAAATTTATTGACTACAATACTCAATTTGAGAAGTCGTTTCTTGAACCACTTGATATTGTTCTTTCAACTATAAATTGGCAATCTGAAAAAGTTGATTCACTAGATTGTTTTTTTGCATAAAATATTATATACTATAGAAATATATACGGAGATTACAAATGAGTCTACTTGAAAAACTTAAAAAGAATTCAACAATTAAAGATACTGCAGTTCTTGCTAAATCAAAGTTCTTTGCAGCAAAAGACATGATTCAAACCAGCATTCCTGTTGTGAATGTTGCGTTCTCTGGTGACCTTGATGGTGGGTTTACTCCTGGTCTTACAATGTGGGCTGGTCCGAGCAAGCATTTCAAGACAGCATTTAGTTTGTTGATGGTAAATGCATATCAAGAAAAATATCCTGACTCAGTTGTTTTGTTTTATGATTCAGAGTTTGGCACTCCACAAAATTACTTTACATCGTTCAATGTCGATACTGATCGTGTCGTACATACTCCAGTGACTGATGTTGAACAATTGAAATTTGATATCATGAATCAACTTGGTCAAATTGAACGAGGCGAACGAGTAATGATTGTTGTTGATTCTATTGGTAATCTCGCCTCGAAAAAAGAAGTTGAAGATGCGCTTGACCAAAAGTCAGTCGGAGATATGACTCGAGCGAAGCAAATTAAATCCCTGTTCCGCATGGTGACACCACACCTCACCCTAAAAGATATTCCTATGGTTGTAGTCAATCATACCTATAAAGAAATAGGTCTATATCCCAAGGACATTGTTGGTGGCGGAACAGGCTCCTACTATTCAGCAGATAATATTTACATTATTGGTCGGCAACAAGAGAAAGACGGTGCTGAATTAATTGGATATAATTTTATCATCAATGTGGAGAAGTCTCGTTATGTTCGTGAAAAAGCCCGTATCCCTGTCACAGTTCGCTTCGATGGTGGTATTTCTATGTACAGTGGTCTTCTTGATATGGCACTTGAGTCTGGCCATGTTACGAAACCAAATATAGGCTGGTATGCAAAGGTCAATACTGAGACTGGTGAAGTTGATAGCAGAAAGTGGCGTTTGGCTGATACTGAATGCTCAGAGTTTTGGGATAGTATTCTTGGCGACGAAAAGTTTAAAGAGTGGGTGCGCACCAACTATCAGTTTAGTTCTGCAATTGTAGATGATGGTGATGGAGATGTTTAAGGATTTATTTTCCAGACTTCAATTTTGGAATGCAAAAAATTTCGTAGTGTTAGATAAGCACTATGAATTTATGTTAGATATATCTAATAAAGAGGCGATGACAATTCGCATACTCAAAAAATATCCTGGAGTGATAATTGAGTATACAAATATTCATATGTCTACTGAAAATCAAATGTCATATGACATCGATGTGATTGCAAATCCAAATCTTTGTAAAACAGATGATAAAAAGTTTGAGGGGTTTACTACAGCCATTTTTCGTAGTATACTTCTAGGATCAATAGAGCTCGCGAAGGAAAAACATGAAAACGGAAACACTGATACTTTCGAATTTGATTCGGAACGAAGCATTCATGAGGAAGTCGCTCCCGTTCCTGAGAAGCGAATATCTAACAGAAAGCCACGAAAGAAAACTGTTTGAAGAAATAAAAAACTTCATTCTGAAGTATAACAACCTTCCGCCGATAGCAGCGTTAAAGATCAATTTGAAGGAATCGACCAAACTAACTGAAATTGAGTTAAATAAATCATTAGAGTTGCTTGATGAGGTTTCTAATGACAAAGAAGAACAACAACTCAGCTGGCTTCTTGATACAACGGAAAAGTTCTGTCAAGAAAAAGCGATTTACAATG